TCTACTCACGCTTCATGGAAAATCTAACTAACCGCGACCTGTTCAACCTTGAACATAACGCGGAAAAGAAAGTACCTGCGTACATCTTAGAAGCATGGTTAGTGGAGAATCCAAAGCAGGATAAGTCTTATTCAACATTCGGTATCGAGTGTCCTAAAGGCACTTTATTCGTAGTGTCTCAGGTTACTGACCCTGCGTACTACGAATCGCTAGTGGCAAATGGTCAGGTGGGTTATTCCGTAGAGGGATTCCTTGGGCTAAAAATGAGTGAACAAAAACCGAACTATGCAGATGTCATAGTTCTTGACGGCGATAAATCTCTCATGCTTAAGCGTAAAGATAACGACACCTTTGAACCGTCAGTATGGGGATTTGCAGGTGGTAAAATTGAAGGAGACGAAACCCTTGAACGCGCTGCAATACGTGAACTTGCCGAGGAAACGGGGTTAGCGTATGATGAGTTAATGCCAGTTGATTCAATCGACAACGGAGATGGAACAACATCGTTCTACTTTGTTGCTGACTATAAAAAAAATAGTGGAAGCCTTTTGCTTTCAGCCGAACACATCACGCATAAATTCGTGACAACCGAAGAACTAGCGTCAATGGATGTCATTTTAAAACAGAATCAACGCTTCATCGACGTAATCAATAAAGCTAAAAATATGAGCAAAAAAATCACACTCCCTGACGGTGAACATAAAATCGGTAAGATGATTTACACCGTTGTTAATGGTGAGTTTACCGAAGTTAAGGAAGAAGAAATGGCCGAAACTGCCGCACCTACCGAGGAAGAAAAACCGACCGAAGATGCACCTGCCGAAGAAGTTGCTGCTGCCGAAACACCCGCACCTGAAGGTGAAACATCAGGCGCATTGACCGATGCACAGAAAGCCGAAATCATGGCGTTGATTAAACCTATGATTGATGAGTTGACCTCCATCATCGCAGAAACCAAACAACTCGCAGAAGGTGAACCTGCCGTTGAGGAGGAAATCAAAGAACCTGCGAAAACAGAAATGAGCGCACACGAAAAGTTTATGGCGTTCTATGAAAACACAATTGTAAAATCAGAAACCGAAAAATAAAAACCACATGGCAAAGAAGTATCTATTTGATTTGAGCGTAGCTTCATCCGCTCTTTTGCAAGTGAATCCAAAGGAGTTCTACGCTAAGACACTCCTTTCCGATCGCTCTACAGCACGATTCCGCCAACTCCTGAACATTAAGGAGAAAACGAAAATCGCTAACGTGTTGTTCGCTGACGTACTGCAAGAAGCAGGTTGCGACTTCGCGGCTACCAACCAAACACTTTCCGCTAAGGAAATGGAACCATGCAAATTCCAAATCGGAGTTGAGATTTGTCAAGATGACATCGAAACTTCATTCCTTGCTGACTGGATGAAACCCGGCTCTGCTCCCGGTGATTTCATGTCAGGTGGAAGCATGGCACAGTTTGCCACTCACTTCTACGAAGAACTTCGTAAGAAAGTAAACGAAGAACTTGAAGTGTTGACCTTCCAAGGTGACACCGATGGGAACACTAACGACTACCTTGAATTGTGCGATGGTTTGGAAAAACAATTCGCATTTGAAGATGGTATCGTAACAGGTGTTAACCGTATCACAGGTACTACCGTTACCTCTTCTAACGTAGTTGCTGAGTTGACGAAAGTTTACAACGCAATCCCGAAAGCACTTAAGAAAAAGAAAGCACAAATCCTTTGGATGGTATCGCCTGTTGTTGCTGATGCTTACCGTTTAGCGGTTGCAACTGCATCTGCTGAGGCATACACCACCAAAGATGCTGACTTGAAATTCTTGGGTTACACCTTGACCGTGTGCGAAGGAATCTCTGACTACGTGATGATGGCTTCATTGTCCAATAACTTCATCTTCTTGACTGACCTCGTTAGCGATGCAGAATCTCTGCAAACTATCGACATGAGCAAGACAACTGGTGACCGTAAAATCCGCGCAATCGGTGCGTTCAAATTCGGTGTTAACTATGTTAACCCGTCTGAAATCGTAACCTACGGTATCGCAAAACAATCCTAATCATTAACCAATAAGGGAGGGTAACACCTCCCTTTAATACACTTAAAAACTATGGCTTGTAATTCTTTAGTAGCTATCACGAAGTCATGCGAGAACAACCTCGGTGGCATCGTTCAAGTGTGGGTAAATGACCAAGACAACATCACAGGTAAAACCGTTGATACTGCCAACTGGGAAATTACAGACTTCACCAACACCGTTGCATTCGTTGAATACGAAGTGAAACGCAACGTGTCGAACTACGTGGAGACTGTAACCAAGGACATGACTAACGGGTCATCTTTCATCAGCAACTTACTTTCTCTTAAGTTCCACCGCAAGGATGCAGCTAAGGCAAGACAGTTGAACATTGCAGGTGAAGGTCAGCGTTACCTTACTATCGTGGTGCTTGATGCAAATGGTAAGTACTGGTGGTTTGAATATATGCAACTCAACGGAGGCACAGGCGGTTCAGGAACTGCTAAGGCTGACGGCTCGAACTTCGATGTAACCTTCTTAGGTGAATACGAATCATGGGCGTATGAGTTGGATTCGGCTGCTGCTGCTACACTCACTTCTGTGAACTCTTAAACGAAACACTTTGAATTGGAAAGGGCTGCTTATGGTAGCCCTTTTCTTTTGCTACAATTTTTTACTGAAATACATTAATAGGTATGATAGTGCTTTACAAAGGTGATGAAAACGATGTTGTGCTAACGCTGAGTGAATCGGCAACGCTGACAAGTCCGTCATACTTATTTGAAGTTATCCGCGATCTGACAAACCCATCACCTGTATATTTCACCACGCCTGACGTGTCGGCATACCCTGAACGTTTCAATCATTTTGAAATCAAAGAAGGTGTAACCGTAACACTCGCAGCAGGTCAATATACATACAGAGTTTATCAAACCGCAACAGTCACCACTAACCCCGCAGCCATCGTTGGTGATGCGCTCGAAGAAGGTATATTGAATGTGATTGACGCTAACACAACTGGAACTGTTTATGAGTAGATTAATGAAATTCTTCTCACCGCCTCAGCAACCTGCTGCAACGGTAGAAAACTATTCAACGCTTAGTAAATTCTCTACGCCATTTATGGAAGTTGGCGAAGGTAACTTATCGTTACCGTATATCAACAACCGCATCACAGGTGATAAGGGAATGATTTATTTCGGTGGGGATAACCTATACCCACAACTGATGAATCAGATGTACTACATCAGCCCGTTGCATTCGTCTATCATTGAGTTCAAAGTGCGCAGCGTTATCGGTGGAGGAATCGAAGTTGATGAGACAAACATGAATCAGCGTGAAATAGTTGAATGGAAAATGTTCAACTCACGCAACAACATCAAGCGAATTAAAGACCTTGTGACCCGTGATATTGTGATGCACGGTAGATGTTATTTCCTGTTAACTGTTAAGGATAAAAAGGCCGTTAAATACGAGCGCATATCGCCTGAGAAAGTACGTACTAACCGCGACAAGTCCTTGTATTTTATTGCGGATGATTGGTCAACTGAACTGGCGAAGAAATGGTATAAGCCTTACCATCCTGAGAATACAGAATCAAAACAAATCTACTGTTACGAATTAGATTCTATCGGTGATTTTCCATACCCTATTCCTCAATATACATCGTGTTTAAATTGGGTATTCCTTGACGGTGAAATGTCGTACTTGCATAAGAGTAATATTCAGAATTCCGTGTTTGCTTCGGTGATGATTAAATTCCCGAAGAAACCTGCAAGTAAAGAGGAGCAAAACGCCATCAAAGAAAGCATTGAAAAGGCTAAAGGTGCGCCAAGTGCAGGTCGTGTGTTCGCGGTATTCGCTAATTCTGCTGACCAAATGCCAGTATTAGAACCAATACCGACAAACAACAACGACCAACTGTTCATTCAGACTGATGGACGTATTGATGAGAAGATTTGTCAAGCGCACACCATCGACCCAATCCTCATGGGTATCCGTGTTAGCGGTAAGTTAGGCTCAGGAACTGATATTAAACAGGCTTACGTTATTTGGGAAAAGAATTTCGTAATGCCGACCCGTGAAGTGGTGCAAAATATCTTCGATGACCTCATTAATTTGTCAGGCGTGAAAGCAAAAATATCTATTGTGAATTACCAAATCATCGGTGATGTTATTGTTGAGAAAGGAGCGGCACAATGATTTATTTTGTTACAGATACGCTGCTAAAGAACACCACGAACGTAGGTGCTAACGCTGATACGCGCGATTTTCAACCGTTCATCCGTACAGCCTCCGATATGTGGGCGCAATCGTTACTTGGAACGTATTTCTATACGGACTTACTTACCAAATACAATGCGCAAACTCTATCAGCTAACGAGCAAGTGCTAGTTGGTAAGATTCAAATGGTCATCGCGTGGAGGGCTGCCGCTGATGCGTCTTATGCGCTATCACGTAAGATAACAAACAAAGGTATTCAGCGCGAAAGCGGGGAAAATTCCGAAGGCGTGGAAGCCTCTGAGTTATCATTTGCCATGCGTCAGTACAATCAAAAGGCTGAGTTCTACACAAACCGCGTGATAAAATATTTGCAGGAAAATAAATCGCTGTTCGCAAATTTCACCTCCGAAAATAACCGCGATAGCGACATCAAAGCTACTGACACAACTGACGGGAATTACGAATCTGACTTCATGTTCATCTAATGGCAGCAATCAGCGTATCATATATCAAGCTACTTAAGAAAATCAAGGATTTCTGTGACCTTCACTATCAGATTAAGCGTTACGGCTTTGACTTTGAAGAACAGATAGGTGACTTCGAGGCTACGGATAACCTTTTTCCTTTCATCTATGTAGTGCCAGTTAGTAAAGTGGTGGGTGAAAACATCAACACA